AAGTGGAAGTCTTTTGGAGACAGATGCTTTATTTCACCAATAAAAGATACAGAGTCTCTAACGCTGGATAAAGAAAAAAGCCTTGTTGGTATATTAAAATATGACAATAGCTCCTTAAACGCGCTAGGAATTAACTCAGGAGACTTAGTTGGTTACACACCGAATGGAGAATGGGAGTTTTTAGTTGACGGCAAGAGATTATACTGTATGAAATCTAATGATATCGTAATTAAATATGAATACCAAGGAAACGAAGTTGAATATAATCCAAGCTGGTCAGAAAGCGGTGGAAGAATTAATCAAAGTAGCTAAAGAAGCTATTATTGATTCAGATGACGATATATCAGCTGATAGATTAAAGAATGCTGCAGCTACAAAAAAGCTAGCTATATTCGATGCTTTTGAAATATTAAGTAGAATAGAAGCAGAGGAAAATATGTTAAATGAAAAACCAGTTGAAGTTAAAGAAGAAAAATCTTTTAAAGGCTTTGCAGAAGGGAGATCTAAATAATGTACGAGCAGACTTTATATAAAATACTTAAAGATCACGTCAAACCTAAAGTTTTAAAAAGAACTAATAGGTACAAGAAATGGGATTACGGTTATAACGAAGAGCACGATATGGTTGTTATAAGTAAAACCGGTCAGATAGGTGAAATTTATGAAATACAAAATCTAAAAATAGCTTTGCCAAAAGCTGAAAACGTATACACGTTTGAAGAAGACAAATGGCAACACACTGAATACCCAAAGGAACTTAATAAAATTAAATCAGTATTTGATTGGGAAGAATACCCTTTGGAGTTTAAAGAAAAATGGTATGATTACATTGATGAAGAATTTAATAGAAGAGAACAAGGCTTTTGGTTCTATAATAAAGGTTTGGCTACTTACATTACTGGTGCTAACTATATGTACCTTCAGTGGAGTAAAATAGACGTAGGACAACCAGACTTTAGAGAATCAAATAGATTATTTTATATATTTTGGGAAGCTTGCAAAGCAGACCCAAGATGTTACGGAATGTGCTATCTTAAAAATAGACGATCCGGTTTTTCATTTATGGCAAGTGGCGAAACAGTCAATCAAGCCACTATATCGTCAGATGCTAGATTCGGTATCTTATCTAAGTCTGGACCAGATGCAAAGAAAATGTTTACAGACAAGGTTGTACCAATATCAGTAAACTACCCTTTCTTTTTTAAACCAATACAAGATGGTATGGACAGGCCGAAAACAGAGCTTGCGTATAGAGTACCAGCGTCTAAATTTACAAGACGTAAACTCGATTCAAACGAAAAGCTTCAAGAAATTACAGGTCTTGATACAACAATTGATTGGAAAAACACAGGGGATAACTCTTATGATGGTGAGAAATTAAAACTATTAGTACACGATGAAAGTGGAAAGTGGGAGAGACCAACAAATATATTAAACAACTGGAGAGTTACAAGAACTTGTTTAAGACTTGGATCTAGAATTATAGGTAAGTGTATGATGGGATCAACATCAAACGCTTTAGATAAAGGAGGAGATAACTTTAAAAAACTTTACAATGATTCAGATGTTACGCAAAGAAATGCCAATGGACAGACTCGCTCAGGATTATATTCTCTGTTCATACCTATGGAATGGAACTACGAGGGCTACATTGATTCTTATGGCTTTCCTGTATTCAACACACCAAAAAAAGAAGTAGTAGGTCCTTTTGGAGACGCTATAACACAAGGAGTAATAGAGTATTGGAACAACGAAGTTGAAGGTCTTAAAAGCGATCAGGACGGTTTAAATGAATTTTACAGACAATTTCCTCGCACAACAAAACACGCGTTTAGAGATGAGTCTAAAGAATCTTTATTTAACCTAACAAAAATATACGAGCAAATAGATTTTAATGAAGATCTTAAAAACTCAATTAATGTTACTCAAGGAAGCTTTCAATGGGAGAACGGGGTTAAAGATACAAAGGTTATGTTTGTACCAAATAAAAATGGTAGATTCAGAGTTTCCTGGATTCCACCTTTAAATCTCCAAAATCGTGTGATAATAAAGGGTGGAATTAAATATCCAGGTAATGAGCATTGTGGAGCTTTTGGCTGTGATAGTTATGATATATCAGGTACAGTTGATAAAAGAGGTTCTAATGGATCTTTACACGGTTTAACGAAATTTAGTATGGAGGATGTACCTCCAAATCATTTCTTTTTAGAATATATAGCTAGACCACAAACCGCTGAAATATTTTTTGAAGATGTTTTAATGGCTTTGGTTTTTTATGGCATGCCAATACTAGCAGAGAATAATAAACCTAGATTATTATATCATTTAAAAAGAAGAGGTTATAGAAATTTTTCTATAAATAGACCTGACAAAAAATACAACAAATTATCAGTAACAGAAAAAGAGCTTGGTGGAATACCAAACTCTAGTGAAGACATAAAACAAGCGCATGCTGCTGCAATTGAATCTTATATAGAAGATTTTGTAGGTTTAAAAACTACAGGCTACGGTGATATGTACTTTCAAAGAACATTAGAAGACTGGGCGAAGTTTAATATAAATAACAGAACAAAGCATGATGCTTCTATTAGTTCTGGTTTAGCATTAATGGCTTGTAATAAAAATAGATACGCTCCGTCTGCTCCAGTTAGAAGAGAAGCTGTAGATTTAGGAATTAAAAAATACGACAACAAAGGTGTCACATCAAAAATAATAAGTTAAATGGGTATATACACTAACACCAATAGCGCTTTTCCAAGCCAAGTAGTAAGCGACGCTGAAAAAGCTAGCTGGGAATACGGTAATCAAGTTGCTCAAGCAATAGAGTACGAGTGGTTTGACCAAGGGCGATCTGGAGGTAATAGATATCTAACTAATTGGAATAATTTCCATTCGTTAAGACTTTACGCTAGAGGTGAACAGCCTGTACAAAAATACAAAGATGAATTATCTATTAATGGTGATTTATCTTATTTAAATTTAGACTGGAAACCAGTACCTATTTTATCTAAATTTGTAGATATTGTAGTTAATGGTATATCTCAAAAGTCTTACGATATTAAAGCTTATTCTCAGGACCCTAACTCAGTTAGAAGAAGAACTGAATACGCTAGTAGACTTCAAGAAGATATGGTTGCTAAAGAATACTTAGATAACTTAAAGCAAACACTAGGTATTGACTTACATCAATCACCAAGTGGAGTTGTAGTTCCAGAATCTAAAGAAGAGCTTGAGTTACATATGCAGCTTAGCTATAAGCAATCAATTGAAATAGCAGAAGAAGAAGCTATATCAACTGTGTTTGCTCAAAATAAATACGATCTTGTAAGACGTAGATTAAATATGGATCTTACAACTATTGGTATTGCAGCTGCTAAAACTAATTTCAATACAGCAGAAGGTATTACTATTGATTATGTAGATCCTTCTTACATGGTTTATTCTTACACAGAAGATCCAAACTTTGAAGATATATACTACGTAGGTGAAGTAAAATCTATAACGATACCAGAACTTAAAAAAGAGTTTCCTGGTATATCACAAGAGGAATTAGAAAGAATACAAAAAACACCTGGAAACAGACAATATATAACAGGTTGGGGTAATTACGATGAAAACACCGTACAGGTTATGTATTTTGAATACAAGACCTATCACAACCAAGTTTTTAAAATAAAACAAACAGAATCAGGTTTACTAAAAGCGTTGGAAAAGCCAGATACTTTTGATCCGCCTGAAAATGATAACTTTGAAAGAGTTTCAAGATCAATAGAAGTTTTATATACTGGTGCTAAAGTTTTAGGAACTAATACTATATTAAAGTGGGAATTGGCTGACAATATGTCTAGACCAATGGCTGATACAACTAAGGTTGAAATGAACTACACGATATGTGCTCCTAGAATGTATAAGGGACGCATAGAGTCTGTTGTAAGCAAATGTGTTGGGTTTGCAGATATGATTCAACTAACGCATCTTAAATTGCAACAGGTAATGTCTAGAATGGTACCAGA